GTGGGGAGGAATGTAAGAGTTACACCACCAACAGCAGAAGTAGCAGTAGCATTAGCAGAAAGAGTAACACCAATAATACCTCCCTGGCCCTGAGTAACACCAATAACTGTGGTGCCTACAGGAATACCAGTCCCAGATACAATCATACCAGGAGTGATATTAACAGCTCCATAAGCAGAGCCGATTGGCAAAGCTACCTGATTAGCAGGAAGCACAAAGGTAATGACAGGACTGGTATTAGTAGTATTAGACTGCACAATCTGCTGCGGAGAATTATTCTTCACAGTAAAAAGATAATCGCGAACTGCACTAGCTGCTACGTTTACTACACCAGTTCCAAAAACTACACCGGTGCCTGCCGCAAGAGTCATAGCAAATGCTACAGTGTTAAAGTAGCGAAGTCGGAAAGTAGTTCCATTAGCAGCATCGGTAGCAAACGCATTACCAGCAAGAGCCAGAAGAATATTGGTGCTAGTATCAGTGGTATCAATATAAGCACCAACAGGACCAGTGCGATATACAAAACCACTAGCAATCTGCTGACCAAGAATAGTTCCTGCACCAACAGTAGCAAGAGCACCAGCAAGCAGATTTTCACCGCTTGCAATTAGATCTCCAGGCTGCACTTGATCATCAAGAACTGCATTACGCATACCAGTAGGACGAAAAAGAGCCATGTTAATAATCCTTTGTTATATACAATAAGGTAAAAGCTACTAAGTTATTCAAGCCACTTAGACCAATCCGTAGTGTCGGCGCTACGAGCTCCTGCTAAAGCTGTAGCAGAGTCCGTAACTACACCACCTTCAGATTTAACAATTTCGCGCGCAAGTCCAGAGAGATACGCTTTAGTTCTGGCAGAGATCTGAGCAGCAGACTCAGTAGGATACTTCTGAGACATCTGCGTTTCTAGACCTGCAAGGACTGGCGAAACTGCTGGATTGTTGAAGATTGGATTGTCTGTGGTAATCTGTTGATTGATGGCATTCTCTCTAAGAGCACGCGGCAAATGTTCTGACATAAACGTCTCAGACTGTTTAGTCAGTGCCATCTCTGTGATCTTAGCAGAGGCACTTGCAGCTTGTGCGTAACTTGCTTGTCCTACTTTATTCATCACCGCCATGAAAGAGGCCATATCACCTTTCATAGCTTTCTCTGCAAGCGCAGGATCAATAACTTTGGAGAAATCAATTGAGGCTGCATGCTGTTGCATACTAGCCGGAGTAACAGTTAAATCAGGAACCAAAGGACTTGGAGCTTTGGCGTTAGGATCAGCTTCGTATAGTTTAGCATATTCCGCAAGTGGGGCTGTATCATTCTGCACTACTTCTGGAAATGCAGCAGGACCTCCAGCAGGAGTTGCTTGTCCAGGATTAGGAGCAAGAGGATTAGCTACTGCACTAGCACCAGGAGCAGGAGCAGCCGGAGTGCGAAAAAAATCCATGATTGACATATCTAGTTATCCTTGTGTGTTGATGTGATTGTCGAGATCGTATTCTTGTCTTTTAGCCATATCTTGTAGATGTAGCATTAGGCTTTCTTTGTTGTTCTCAGAGGTAGCAATAAGCATCTTTATAGCTTCCAACTGACCACGCAGATACTCATGCTCCAGCTGAAAGATATAAGGATTATCTGGCTGCACACCTATCTCAGCTTTAGTAATAGCAATCTTTGCTAGTTCATTAGATAGATATGCAGTCTGCAGTTCGCTGAATACGCAAGCTGTAATAGCTTCAGATTCATCGAAATTGTAGCTAGTATACTCAGTAACTTGGATTGTAGCCATTACTATCTCCGAGCTGTAAGTGGTGGTTGCTGTTGTGCAGGACCTTGCTGCTGTTGTTTAGCAGCTTGCTGCATTTGCTGAGCTACTCCAGCTTGAACTACATTAGCTGGAAGTTGTCCAGTAGGACCTGTAGCTAGTGGAGCTTGTCCTGGTGTAGATGTAGGAGTAGTTCCAGGATTTGGCGGAGGCGGGGGTGGTTGTGGCATAGGAGTGCTAAAAGCAGTTCCTTTCTGCGCAGCCATAGCAGCAGCTTGTTGCCAAGCTTGCATCTGTTGCTCATACTGAACTTGAGTTTGGGGCTTCTGAAAAGGACTAAGATCAATATCACGTTGTTGCATGATAAAGGAGAACATATCTCCTAGATTATATTCTTGTCCAATCTGCTGACTAGAGCCAATAGTCTGCATAGCTACAGTCCAGTCATCACTACTCATCAGTTTGGAGGTAGGAAGTTCTCCATCACTAACCATGAAGTTAAGACTGCTATTACGAAGTGCTACCATATCTACTGCAACAGGTTCACCCGTTTCTCTGTCAGTAATAGTCTGGTTCTGGCCATACTGTAGAATGTTAAGCTTAATGCACTCTTTCAAGGGAGTAAATACTTGCGCTTCCATAAGAATAGACATAGTGCGGAATGGACCATTACCATGACCCATAGTATCATCATATTCCTGCTTAGTCTTATTACCTTTTACAAACTGCCCAGTCTGTGCAGGATTGATACTATTAACTTCCATGCTAAGTGCTTTGATACGCATAGCACCATCTAGCATAGTCTGCACAGCTTCATCCCTATAAGGGAATGCATATACTGCCTGTTCTAGTGGTTTACCATAAGCTGCAGGACGCACTGGAATTTTGGCTGCCGGATTTTTGTTATTAATATCCTTTTCGCGCACCCTCATAGGATCGTATAGCACACGATCACCAACTAGCCGGCGTTTACTAGCAATATATCCAGACATCAATGCTGAAGCTATATCCTGTTCAGGCTGCACATTCTGCGCAAAAGATTTAGTCTGGTAATCAAGACCATCTTCGTTAGGCTGTCCGAAGAAGATAGGTAGCCAATCATGTGCATTAGTTTGACGCTCAATCTGCAAAACTACTTCTGCATTAACGATCGTTAATTTCCAGACTTGCGGCGTATTTGCACCAGGCACACGCATATTGAAATCACTAGGAATAATGCGCACATATACACGAGTAATAAGATAGTTGTTAGTTCCATAATTCTGCACGGAAGGATTAAGAGATGCCCATTGCATCCAATCCATATTAGTGCTAGCAGTGTTATTATTGATCATAGGTGTAGGATTAATCATCGGCATATAGTAACCGAACGCACCTTGGGAAGATTGAATTCCACCGCTGTGTGTAGATTTGAGCGCGCGAATAATAGTAGCAGGATCAGCCTTCATATATAGATTGTTGCAGAGCTTCTTGAACCTTGTTCTGGACATGAGTTCATGATAACCGGCATACTCACCTTCTGCGTGTATCTCGGATGGATGAACGCGAGGATCCCAAAAAGTATTATAGAGATCCATACGACGTAAAACATTGCCTTGCCAGATAACATTTTTAGTATCTACTCCATTAGTGCCAGTGACACTGTTCTGCACTTGAGGAGTATTAATTTCATTCCAAGTGCACTCAATACCTTGAAGATTGTATTTAAGTCCATCACGGAAGAACATAAGTAACTGTCTAGCCCAGCCCGCAGTTATACTCTGCTCGGCGACCATAATAGCAAGTTGACGCGCAGTTTGTTCATACTGAGGAGCTGCATTAATATCAAAGATTGGATAGCCAGATAAGAATACTTCTGTGAAGTAAGTAACTCCAGCATCTACCTGAGGCTTAAGAATAGGAATAGTAACATCCTGAATTTTAGCTTTATCACCATTTCTATTAGCAGCTCTAGCACGAAGTTGTGCTTCAGTCCAATTCTCTTCTCGCTGATAAGAGCGATCTACAAGTTCCATAGCATGACGAATAGAATATTGCCCATGCAACATTTCCTGCGCCTGCTGAGTAAACTTAATAAAAGCCTGTTCCTGCTCTAGATTAAGAGTAATTCCAGGATTATCCTGTTTAGTTCCTCGCGGAGCAGTAGAAGCGGTAGGAGTTATTGGTATTTGTGCCATACTAGAACTTTCTTGTAAGATGCTTGGATTGGCGAAATCTCAGAAACTAGAGGACTCTTCAAGAGCTAGAACATTAGTGCCTGCGGCTTCAATAGCTTCAAGGTCTTCTTCAGTATGCAGATACTGCCCATAAGCATCTAAGATTTTTGGCGCATAAGTCATAACATCAAGAATACCATCTACATTAGTTCGGCGCAGAGGACTCCAGTTACTGATCTGGTTTGTTACTATAGAACGCAGACTGCTGTGGATAATAATTTCTCCGGCAGTAAGACTCTTTAGCATGGTAGCAATTCGCGAGTTTTTACTGTGCATTGTGGAATGTATCTCCATACAATCAATGCCAGTAATACCAAGTTGCTGCATAGTAAAATTGAACCAATAGACTAAGGTGCTTTGATATTGAATAGATTCTACAACGATTACCTTAGTCTTAGTGCGGAGAGCAATCTTAAGAGCCTCATGAATAGTTTCACCTGGAGACATCTTCTTTTCGATAATCTCACGTAGTGCTGGAATTCCATCGTAGATTTCGAAATAACCAATAACTCCACAGTCGCCATTGATAGTGTTAGGAGATGGATCAATCATGATAAACTTACCCTGAGGTCTATCATCAGGACTCCAAGGCCAGTCTTTTATCTGTGCAAAATCAACAGAGAGATTTGTTCCAGCTTCTGTATCATTAAGAACTTCACTGAAAAATATTTCAGGATGCCCCATTGCAAGATCATTATTAAGCTCAGCAATAAGAGACTGTAAACTACGATGTTCTGGCCAAAGAGCTGTTCCATCAGCCAGGATAGCACCAGAAATAAACTTAATCCATGAAGGATTATTTTTAAGCTTCTTGAGAATGGAGTAGGGAGTAGCGAACATATTGCCCGCGTATATAAACATGCAACCATGAGGACTTTTTGCTTTCATAGCTGTGCCAATCATCCATTTCTCTTTAGCAGCAGAAATCTGCATAGAGTCAGCATCTTCAGAAGTTTGAATGTCGTCGAAGATCATAACATCAGGGCGCTCATTCTTCACATTAATACCGCGAATTGCGCCACCAGTTCCGAGTGCAGCAAGCACTATATTACGTCCACGAAAACCAAACTTCTTAAGGTCTTGGCGATCTACTTCTCTACCAAGTTTCCAATCCCCGAATAGTTTCATGACGTTAGGTTCATTAAGCATGTCAACTACGTCGGAGATAATATCTTCAGCACGCTGACTAGTGCTGGCAATTACTAGAATGAACTTACGATCAGTAAATAGAATGCAGTAAACTACGAAGAGTTTTACAAGCATAGTTTTAGCATGACCGCGCGGAATTCCTAATGCTAAGCGGGTTTCATCTCTACTTAGTTTTATCTTCTGAGTAAGAATGCTCCAAGCGGTAAGTAATACTGGAGGAAAAGCATACTTATAAACTGCAGGGATGCAAATAGCTGCCAGCGCATCCATGGAAGTTCTGCAAAATTCTTTAATCTGTTCAGCTTCAAATGCAGTTTCCCCTTCCTCTACTTGAATAAGATTAGGAGCTTCGGACATATCTTCCAGTCCTAGCTTCTTATCCCAATTCATGCTTTCGTTTTTAAGCATCTTTATATCCTAGCTTTTTAGTAAGCTCGGCATAAATAGCAGTTGCACGTTGC